ACCAGAGTTAGACACTCGCTATGGTAGCTCTGATAATTATGACGAGCAAGCTGGAGACATGGCCGATGACTGGCTAAGTAACAACGACCCTTCCGTTGCAACCGAGAGAGCTATAAATGGCAACATAGAAGGTAAAGACCTGAATGGTATGTCAGCCTCTGGCATGATGGAACACAGAGTAGGCTCAATGTCACAGGGAGTGCAAGCTGCTACTAAGGCAGTAATGGGTGGCCAACTCGGTACACTTCAGTCTCGCATTGCTGCTGAGAATTACCTAAACGTAACCGGTGAAGACCCTGCTGCCTTCGCTAGACGTATTAAAGCACAGACCGGTGGCAATGTTACTATAACTGATGAGTACGGTAATACACGCACACAGACTCCCTCAGCGTATTCCAAATCAGATTTACGCATAGCTCAAGGCATGTTCTCTGAAGAGGGCATCGACAAGTACATGAACCGAGGTGTAGGTTCTGCTCAGGAAGGCAACTTCTATGGGATAGACAACCTTGAGAGTGCCTACCGAGATTCTCTTAAGGATGCTTACGCGACTGTACGGGCTATTGCTCCCAGAGTTATTGACCCATTAGTTCCAGCCGGTGCTGGCTACGAGACACGCCTACTAAAGGCCGAAGAAGAACTTATCAAGTTTGGTATGGAATCTGTTGGTGGTATAGGTGGCAACCGCTACAGGATGCCTAATCCTAATGAACTACATGTCAGAGGACGCAGGAGTACGATAGGACGAGGGACAGGTACACAAGGCACACCGTTCACCCAATTGGAGTATGATGCTGCTATAAGCCCAGGAGGTTCGTTATACGGGCAATCCGAAGATGAGACTTTCCGGTACATTCCAAGTGGCTACAAGTCATATGGTCTGGAGAAGGATGAATTCAGTGAGATGCAGGGTGAATACCTTGCTGCAATGAAGACCATTCGACAAAGTACCTTAACAGCAACTGACGAAGCTCATGGTAATCTGGAAAGAAGCTCAGGCTACCAACAGTCTCGTGAGGACTGGGATGCTATCTCTAACATGCAGAATGAAGCATACATACAGGACATCGACAGGAACCCTAACTTCATTGCCGGTGGTGGTAAAGGCCAAGGTGGTACTGGTGAGGAGCAAATCATACTTGAAAAGATAAGTGATGAATTTGCAGGGTTCAATCAGAACATGCTACTTAACCCTGAACTTGCAGCTGCTTATGGGCAAGGTGGTGTTACTGGTGGTTCTGAGAAGGGTGGTATGTATGGAGTAAGTGAACCTTCAGATTATACAAAGTTTGCTGAAGACTACAAAGCTGATGACAACATAGACCCATTCTCTGAACGTGGAGAGTACATAGCTCGTATGCGGGGAGCACCAACTCAGGGTTCTGCCCAGTGGTTGTCTCAACGTAAACAAGTTGACTTTACAGCTTCCACTATTGGTATCCTTGGTTCTACGGCTGGCACCGATAAACTCGCTGCTAATATTCGTTTGAAGCAAGCTGGTGTCAAAGAAGGCTATGATTACATGGGCCGGTACACGAAGGACACAACCTTTGTAGGCAACACGTACACTAAGGAAGGCAATGTATTCGAGAATGATGTACGTAGATTCTTCATGGCCCAGGTCGGTGAACCTGCCGGTCTACAATACCAAGAAGCTTTCTTTGAACGTGGGAAAGATAACTTAAGTAACTTTGGTGTAACACCGGACGCTCGTCTTTACGATGCTGAGGGTAAGAGTGCTGGCCTGGCTGAGTTCAAACTCAAACGTGGTGATGCATTCAACACAGTACTTGAAGATTACTATGACCAAGTTCAACTACAGATGGCTGTTACTGGTGAAAGCCAAACACATTTATTTGCACTTAATCAACACACCGATGAAACCAAGCATCACTTAGTAGAGGCTGACCCTGTTCGACAAGAGTTCTTAATAGCTCAGGCTAATGAGGCAAAAGCTCAAGCAGAAGGTTTAACATTAGGAGGCACACAAGCTTTGATGAAAACAATAAAGGGCAGGAAGACTGCCAAAGCAAATGCTGTCCCTACCTCTGCCGGTGAGGAAGCTAGACTTGCTACTCTTGAATCAACTGAAGATGAAGTAGTAGTTACTGCATACAAACCTATTGGTGCTGAGGGTACCTTATTCGCTGAGAAGATGAAGAAGGATGACCAGTCTGCCAAGATGAAAGAGGCTATGGCAAATGCTAAAGGTGTTGATAATATTGACTTCATTGGACCTGCTGAACCTGCTGCCTCTGCCAAGGCTCGTAAAGACGTTGCAACTAGGCGACTGAATGAAGCTGCTAAGATGGAACAGTACAGACACATGACTGGTGCTGAAACTCATGCAGAAGGTATCAAGGAAAATTTAGAGCACGATAAAGCTGACAAGGCTGCAAAGGAATTAGAGAAGTTATCTAACTCTGCTGCTGGAACAACTGGCAAGTTACTTGTGTTCGGAGCTGGCCTATCTAAGGCGGGTAAGATACTTGGAGCGATGGCTGATAAGTTCTTAGGTGAATCTGCAATTGATGAAGAAAGATTTGCTGCTGAGACTGGTGCCGATGCAGGTGCTATTCGTGGACAACGTGTAATGCTTGAACAAGCTAACGTATCTGAAGGTGCAATCAATCAAGCCTTATCCAGGTCTGGTGAAATGCAAACTGCCTTAAGAAGCGAAGTAGGTGCTGGTAAATTAATCTCAGACATTAATACTAAAATGTTAATGGCGAAGAGGAACGTACCAGAGCTGAAAGACTGGCAACCTATGAACCCTTCTGATTACATTGGCAAAAGCCAACAGGAAATGATGGGTGTCTTCATGGGTGACATGGCCGGTGCTAGTCCTGCTAGTCAGGCTGTGATTGCTGGTGCTTATGGTATGCCTAAAGAGATGGGCATTGCTGACAGTGTAACAGGTGAAGACATTTCTAAAGCCTTTATGTTCATGGACAGTGCAAATGCTAAAGCACAAAACACTGGTATCATGGAAGGTACAGCTATCCATCGTCAATGGGAAGAAGCTTCTCAGACCCTGGGAAGAGGAATGGGTTGGACCGCAGTTGGTGCCAAGACACTTGCCGAGCGTATGAGTCCTGAAGGTGTAGCTGCTACAGCTGCTCAAGTTGCTGCAAACGCCACAGGTTTTGTACTTGAAGGCAATGTAGGCATGAGTGATATAAGTGAGAACTTAAATCCTCGCATGGGAATGAATCCTCATAAGTCTGCTATTCCTTCTCACACAATGACTGCACCACCTCTGCCACCTCTTGGCAAGTCCAAGACAGACCTTACAGTTAATAACTATGTTACTGTAGACAAGGATGGCAACTACGACACTACAACTGAAGTTGATGGTGAGATTGATAAACAGTTCGGAACAGGAACAGGAGACTAACAATGCCAAGCATAAGTAAATTCGGTCAGTACGTAAGACTGGAAGTGAAAGACCGAAGTAATGCTGTAGTGCTTAAAACTGATAGCCTTCGTGTTGATTTCGATATACGTGATGTGGTAGGCTGGGTAAGAGCTAAGATTGAAATATATAATCTAGCTCCCAGTACTATCACAAAGCTTATGGGTGGAGAGAACTACGTAACTATTACCACAGCTCTACATGATGGACCTGAAGTAATCGTAGCTAAAGACTTGTACATCAGTAACTCAATAGACGTATTCGCTGTTCCTAATAATGTAACTACTCTGTACTGTTATTCTAAACTAAAGAAGTCTACACTGGAGAAGAGAGTTAACGTGCAAGTTGAAAGGCCTTCATTAAAGAACTTGATGGATGCTATACTTGATGACGTATTCTTTGATGGCAATGTAAAGTACATACACTTCCCTGATAACTATGTAGAAGATGTACCACTAAATCTTACATCGAAACAGGAAGGTTCTTTGCAGAGCTGCTTGGATGACATTGGTAAGTACTATCGCTTTCATACATACGTTGATGGTGATGACCTTACTTTAGTTTATGCAGTGAGTCCTAAGAATGCAGGTTCAACAGGGTTAACAGATGCTGAACCTACTGTGATACTTAATACAGACAACATGAGGTCAAATCCAATTATTGGACCGGCCACTATAAACATAACATCAAACCTGGATACCAGAATAAAACCTGGAGCAGTGCTTAGTGTTAAACAATTGTTGACTGCAAGTACAAATGCTACACAGGAACAACTTGAACTTACTGAAGACTACCTTGGCATTATCGCTGGGTTTAACAATTATCAAACTTATAGTGTAAACCACATAGGCTCGAACTGGACAGGCAACTGGACAACTAAGGCAACTGGCTTGGCTCCTACCAAAGGATACAATGCTCCAGTAGGCAAGAACACATGGTTTAGGTGAGGAACTTATGGCTAAACAAATTAACAAGGCTTACATTAAATTTAAGCTGAACAAAGAAGATGCAGAGTACACTCAAATAAGATTCCACTCAGTTATCTTTGAGGACCACGAAGTTAAGAATGACATTACAAAGTTTCCTGTACAATCAGGTTTTGATGTAAGCAATCATTCTATCAAGCGTAATCGCAAGGTTAGCCTGAATGCAATTATAACTGATACGCAGATGCTTTTATCTAGTCAGTTCTTTGAGTATAGTGCTACCAGTAACAGTAAAGCTGTATTCAATATGTTGAAGACTTTAGTACGTGAGGCGATACCTTGTATTGTTGTAACGAACTTAACAGAGTATGACCCAGTACTGTTTACACATTTCAAAACAAAGCAAGAAGCTGGTATGACTGATGCTATAAACTTTACCATTCAAGGTGAAGAAGTACAGTTAGCCACAACAACGAATGGTACGACTCCGACTGAGTTAGTATTCACACCAGTTCCTGATGAAGAACGTGCAGCGAAACTTGAAGAGTTACGACAGGCTGGATATGATGTTGCAGAAGAAGCAGGTATCTCTATTGCTAATGTAGACCTGAAAGATGGTTGGGCAATGAGCACTACTACACCTGCCGGTATACCTTCAAAGATAACTTATGAGCCTACGGTTCTGGACGATGCAACTACTGAGTATTCTTACGACTGTAGTATCTCACCAGATGGAACTGTTACTGATGAGTTCAGCGGTGAAGTACTAGCCTCTGGTGGAGAGTTCTCTTCAAGGTTACAGAATGGTGCCAATGTATTTGGTTCATGTCTTGTCGAGTCAGCAGTATCAGAAGGTACTGCTTTCATTGAGGATACTATCACTACTGCCGTTGGTGACTTAAAGAAAACAGTTTACGGTGGACTATATGAAATACTGGGTGTTAATGGCAACCGCAGCTTTGGTCAAAAGCTACTTGCTATGGGACTTGATTGTTTCATTGTAGGTGCAACTGCGACAGCGAGAAGTGATGATGGTGGATTCCTTATAACGGAAGACCAGTTCGATACAGACCTACCAACAGTTGATGATGCTCTAGCCGGTGCTGCAAGGCATGGTGATGGACTCGCTACGGATGGTCTTAGTCAAGCTTCACCAACCACTATAACTAAACTCACTGGAAGCTCAACAGGAAGCACATCATTCTTTGGAGACCTCTTATGATGAATTTTTCAAATGAACAGTACTCGATAATCTTGCCGGCCAGGATAGTAGAATTCTTTCCTGCCAACCAGACTGCGACTGTTCTAGTGTGTACTGATAGAATAGTACACAACTCTGAATCTACTGATGGCGTAGAAGCAAGGACTCCTATTGAAGGAGTGCCAGTACATACACCTCAAGGTGGTGGCTGGTCTATGACGTTCCCAATTAAACCTGGGGATACTTGCTTGATGCTGTTCAGTCAAACTGGTTACGACCATTGGCTGTACGAAGACAAAGACACAGCTGGGCTACTTGCCAACCTGCCGAAGCCACACTTGCTTAGAAAGTTCAAGGAAGATGATGGCTTCTGCTTTGTAGGTATTAACACAATGCCCAGAGTCATCCCAGACTACCATGCAACCTCTGCACAAATGAGAGGCCCAGTTGCTGCTGACCAAGTTATTTCATTGAATGATGATAACTCAATAGACATAGATAGTGCCTTAAGTGTAACTATCAATGCTCCTACGGTAACAGTCAACTGCGACACTGCTGAAGTAAACGCAACAACCAACATGGACATCAACACACCTATCACTGCTATATCTGATAACGTGACTATTGGTGGAACCTTGGAAGTTACCGGTGCAGTTACTAACCTCAATACTATGGAAGTTACTGGCATCGTTACTAACCTTGCTGCTGTAAACACTACAGGCATAACTACTACTGGTGGTATTGCTGTTGCCGGTGGTGCTGCTGCTGATATGGGTTCTGGTGATATGACCTCCACAGGTACTATGTCTGTTAATGGTGTTGACGTTGAGACACATGTACATCCTTACACTTGGACTGACCCAGCTGGTTCTGGCAGTACAAGCCCTCCAGCATAACAGGAGAAATAAATGCAACTAGCTTTAGATGAAGTGAACAATGACCTTATCTTAAAAGCCGGTGGCGGGTTGGAGCGAGTTGACAGTGGAAGGTTTACTGTTCAGCTCGTGAAGAACCGCTTACTTACAGCTTTAGGCGAATGGCTACTTGACCCTCGTATTGGCTGGCTATCTCTCAATGACTTTGAGAAGAATCCAGACCTGTTCGATATAGAGTTAAGAGCCAGGTCTATCATACTTAACACTCCCGAAGTGAAAACTATCGAGGAGATGAAATTAGAACTGAGGGATAGGGTTTTGTACCTAGACTTCCAGGCAACTACAACCTTTGGGTTGATTGACCTGACCATACCTTGGGGTAACTAAACATGGCTATTGGATTAACAGCTGAAGGCTTCACTCCGAAGACCTTAGATGAGATACAGAACGGTATCAAGTCAAAATTAGAAGTACTGAGCCCAGGCTTTGACTTCAGTACGGAGTCTCCAGATGGTCAGCTCATAGATATTATGTCTTATGAATTGTCACAAGCATGGAATGAACTGAATCTGGTTTATCGTTCTTACGACCCACAACAAGCAACTGGTGCTGCACTACGTAACTTAGGTTTAATCACCGGTATAGTTTATGGAGCAGCAACACGTAGCCAAGCAGTAATCACTACAATTGGAGTTCCAGGAACTTTCATAGCTGCTGGCTCAGAAGTCAAAGATGCTGATGGTAATATCTTTGCAACATCCTTCGATGTAGAAATACCTAACAACGTGCAAATAGTTTCAGTTTTAGCTGGAGTAATTCCTGTACCGATTTTTGATGGTTGGGTAATTAACACATCTACGTTAGGTTGGTTTGGAGCACGTAATGATTTAGAAGGAACAACTGGCTCTGTTGCACAGACTGAACAAGCGTTCCGTAACATACGTAACAGAACAGTGCTTAGAAACTACACCTCCAGTGTGGACACAATCACTGCAAGACTTCACGAGTTAGGCCTTGAACAGGTGGCAGTTGTCCAAAATAGTCTGCCCATAGTAGACCCTGGAACATCCCAACCTGCTAACTCAATAGCGACTACCATAAGTCCTCTTGGCATTATCAGTGATGATGAAATCGCTAGGGTCATACTTGATACTAAACCAGCTGGCATTTCCACGGTAGGTACAACTGCTGTAGTCCTAGATGACACGCAAGGAGTCTCTCATACGATTAACTTCACGAAGGCTACTGCTGTGAACATCTTCATGACTGTTGAGGTTACATACTTGGCTGAAGATTACGCTGGTGCCGAAGAAGGTATTATAGCTGACTTAGTAACCTACATACTGAACCATCAAGTTGGCGAGGATGTTATCCATTCAAGACTCTACTCAGTCATTACTCCTTGGGGTAAGGCTCAAGTAGACGTACTTAATATTGGTATACTGCCTGGCTCTCTTACAGCAAGTAATGTAGTCATAGCAGATGACGAGTTTGCCTTCTGTGATGCTGCTAACATAAACTTCACAGGGACTCCAGGAGTTTAACATGGCCTCACTTACAGATAAGGGTACACAGATAATGGACGGATTGTTACTAAGACAGTATCATGAAAGTCCTAATCTGAAACAGTACCTACATGCTTACGTCGAAGAGATGGATGACTTGTTCTGTGCTGTTGAGGATGTATACTTTGGTCGTTTCCTAGAGACAGCCATAGGTGCTCAACTAGATGTTATTGGTGAGATACTACAACAGTCAAGGAACATCGACTTAGGCCAAGTTTACTTTGGCTTTATCGGTGCAACTGGTGCACAAAGTTTTGGTACATTAACAGACCCTTTGGAAGGTGGCTTCTTTAAGTCAGCTAATCAGGGTACTGGAACCATAACACCTCTGGACGATGGAGTATACAGAAAAGTACTACAGTGCAAGGGCGCATTACTTAACAGTGATACAGCTAGCCTCGGTGACATATACAATGCAGTAACTATACTTATGGGTAAAGTACCTAGTAAGATGATACTGTCAGAGCCAGCTGACTTGCAAGTACAACTTGAGATGGATGTAGCTACCTTACGTTCATCTGATGAGTTGCTCCTCCTTTACATGTCACAGTACTTTATACCTGCTGGCGTAACATTCACTATTATTAAAACTTAAGAGGTCATAATCATGACAACACAAACTAATCTGGACCTGATATGGGCGTTGAACGCTGGCCTCGGAGTAGAGGACCCAGGTGATATAAAGTACACAGATGGTTGGGAAGTAGAGATACCTACCCATGAACATTTCAACTTCGTATTACAGAACGCAACCAAGAACCTACTCGCATTAGCTGAGAAAGGTGCCTTCGATTACCAAACTGAGATTCTATATATAGCTGGTGCCAAGGTAATTGAAGGTGGTGTACTGTACCAATGTAAGACTGCTGTGAACGGTACAGCTCCTTCTGCTGACCCTACAGGACAGTTCTGGGTCAAAGGCGCAGCATACGGTGCAGCCCTAGCTAACCTGTTACTGGAACATGGTGTACTAATTAAGGATGTGAATCCACGAGTAAGTGCTACCACATGGGATGGCAATGACCTGACCTTGAGTAATAAGAATGCTATTGTTCAACTGCTGACTGACAATGCAGGTACTAAGAACTGGTTGCTGGCAAACATCTCTGGTGAGATGACTGTTGTGGACGTAGGCACTACTGTTAATCCCGATGGACGCAGTATTGCACTGGCCGATGCCAACACACACCGGTTGTTCCATGAAGGACACCCGCCTATTCAGACCGAAGTAGCTGGTACTATCCCTGATGCAGCTGGTAGTCTTGCTGATGATGGTAAGATGTACGTCAGACGCAACCAAGGCTGGGTAGCAGTAACAACCACCTCAGTATCTGCTGAGCCCCCACCACCAGTATTGGGTAATGGTGCAGGTTGGTACAACTTAGTTGATGGACAGTTCTACATTGACATTTTCGATGGTGACAGTTCTCAATGGGTTTCTGCAAATCCCCCTTTGATTCCAACTGTGCCTTACTTGTCTCCGGATGAGGGCATAGCATCTGTCGCAGGTACTCAAGGTCACGCAGGTACTGACCGAGTAGCAAACATTGTTAGCTGTACTCAGGCTGAGTATGATGCAATAGGTAGTCCCGTAGCAAGCACATTCTACATAATCGTAGGTTGAGGTAAGTAATGAAGAAAGGAACACAAGATGTCGTAAGAGGTTACTTGGGTAATATCAGGTCGTCTCGTTGGTACTTAGGTTCAACTATGATACTTGACCAAGTGGTTACATTTGACAGAGACTATGCCTTGATTTCAGTAAGTCTTATCGGCAACCTATATGGTTACACAGACGGATTTGGTGGCTCAATAACACCTGATGACTTACAAGGCAGTACCATACTTGGCTTGTATGTAAACTCAAGTGGCAGTGTGGTAACTTTACAAGTAGACACAGAGATTACTGGCCTGAATGAAATAACAATGTATGCAGTGGCAAGTAATGGCACCGATGGCACAGTAGACCTAGTAAGGACTGGCACAACTACATACGAAGCAGTAAGCCCAGAACTGGTAACTACCTTTGTAGCAGCCTACTTAGGTGATGGTGGTGTATCTGTTAACTTAACCGGAACAATAACATAGGACTATAATTATGATTGATTTCCCAACAAACCCATCTCATGGTAATACCTATGAGTATTTGGGTGTAATATATACGTATAAGAAGTTAGTAGGAGACCCAGGATTCTGGCAAGTATCTACTGTAGGTACTTATGGACCTGCTCTGGCTTCTGAGATAAACGCTGGCACAGACCCTGTGAAGTACGTAACACCTCTTGAGTTAGCTGATTCTGACTACATTAACAATGGTGATGCAGCTACACAGAATGAAGTTAACGTAGGAACGGATTGGTTTAAGTACATCACTCCAGGTGCCTTAGCCCTGTCTCAGTATGAGAAGAAAGACTACATAGACAAGAAGCTGTCGTACATACAACTGGCTACTAAGTTAAGAGTCTGGACAGGCCCTGCTGAGTGGAACAACCAAGATATATACTTCACAGCTGGTATTAACTTAGCTGTGTATGTAGGAGCTACTGCCATAGTAGTCACCTTGAAGTACCTATATGATGGTGGTGTTGACGGAGGTGTGAAGATGTTCCATAACTCCTTTACTCAGACCGGCAAGGAAGACTACCTACACAGGACAAGTAACATTATTGTGCCTATTGACTCTAATGGCCTGTTTAAAATTTACTGGCACCAGTTTCATACTCAAAGTGTCACGATAGACATGACAGGGTACTACAAAGGTGAAGTACTGATACACTAAGATTATGCTCATTGCCTCCTAACGGAGGTGGTGGGCTTTCTTTCCTAGATAGTGTAAAGAATGCCGACATAAGTGTCGATAAATCTTACAAATAATATAATATATGCTCAGGGCTCTTCTAAAGCCCTGTACAGTACTTAACAGAGGGCTGACATAATGAGGTCAACCTTGTCTTAAGTGCTCTGACGAGCCGAATAAAGCTGCTCAAACGGCTCATTTAGAAGAACTAACCAGTGTAACTACACTTCGGTTGACCCTATTTAGGGATGTTATGACCCAATTTAGGGCTGTTAACTACATATATGTGGCTTAATGGGTACTTATGTGCCTGTTATGTGTGGCCAGAATTATAAAATATATTTAGGCTGTATCTGCTTGCGAGGCTAGGGTGTCATGTGCGTATAAAGGAGTCTCTTTTACCTTTTGCATATACACTTTTGTATTAACTAACATAACTTGGAGTATCAACATGTACAGATTAGCAGTAGTAACAACATTCGGCCTTGCATTGTCATCAATATCATCTAGCTTAATAGCTAACGATGTAAGTTCGTTTACAGCTCAAGTGTCAATACTAATGACAACACTTGCAACAATAACAGTTCTTTACTTTGGAGAATAAGCACATGAAACAGTTCACAATACAGATAATGGATACAGACTTTAATACAGTTGAGTTTGTTATCAAAGCTAAAGATAAAGAAACAGCAATGAGAAAGGCATTGAAAGGTATTAAAGCAGAGGACGTTGCAATGAGTGCAGTGTTCGAGGAGGGGTGTAACATAAGCCTCCCTGTTGAGCCTGTTGACCGCTTCTGCTTGGGTGCTGATGAGTTCAATGTCATCATCACTTCAGAGTTCACCGGTATGTGGGCTGCTAGTGACATGGAGACAGCTGAACGTAACTATGGAGCTGCTGAACTGGCTCTTATGTTTAATGGTAGGTCTTGCAAGGGCTTGTATGCACTAAGACGATACAGTGACACCAAGCATGAAGTAAGACAAGAGTGTTGCGACTTCAACACATAAGCACGACATGAGGGCAGGGAGCCTGAATGAAATTAACAGGGCAATCTATATTAACTAACTATAACTAAAGAGTAACTATTATGAAACTAAAGAGTAACTATTATGAACAAGGTAACAATCGAAGCAGTAAACATCAATGACGTTAACAAATCAGCTATCCTGTCTACAGTGGCAAGTGAGTTGTTCCACAAAGGACTCAACCCAAGGATTGCACTTATCACGGCTACAGCCTATGTAGGTGCTATGGAGTACATGGACGAGCAGGAGATGTTCATTGAATCATTCGTAGATGGCTTGGAGATAACTGAACTGTCTATCAAGGGTATGGATACACCCAATGATGAGATGGATGTGAATGAGATAGTATCAGCACTGGTTGATGCTAAGTACCTGAGACTGGACACTGGCAACGGTGAGGATGTACACAATGTAGGTACAAGGATGGCTGAGTTGTTGGAACTGAGGCAAGAGGCTTATGCTCCACCAATGGCAATGGATGGCATTGAACGTAGGTTTGGGTATGCTCCAACTAAGTACTCAGGTCTGTTCAAAGAGGCTATTCATGCTCTTGAGGATACAAAGTACACAGTTGATGATAACATGATGTCAATTGCCTTACGTGTACTGGCTAAGACTGACAAGGAAGATGAAGAAGGCTACGTGTTACGTGGTTGTGAGAAGATGGATAGTAATGATGCATATGTGTCAGAGTTCAAAGGTGATAGTCGTGGTCGGATGTATCAAGCATCATGTCATGGTCCGAATGGCCAGGCTAGTGACCGTAGTAGAGCATTGATGGACTTGTATGGTGTGAAGATGGACTATGACGCTAAGGATGCAATGTCATTACTTCAACATGAAATGAGTGATATGGTGTCTATTAAGGATAAACAGGCACGAGGTAGGCTGGTACAAGAGGCTTACAATCACCCAGTTGACTTCATCATTAAGCACCAGGATGGTGAGCTATGTGTTAAGAAGCCTTGGTCGTTTGTAAAGGCTGCTAAGATAATGCTTGAGCTACACAATCACATACACAAGGATGGGGTTAAGCCCTTCATAGGAATGGCGTTTGGCTTAGATGCTAAGTGTTCAGGTCCTCAGTTGGGTGCTTTGATGGTTGGTGATGGTGACTTAGCTGCTGCTTGTGGGTTCTCACTCGAACAGATTGAGGATGCATATCATCGTTGTATTAACTATTGTGAGACTGCTGGTTTCACTGGTCT